ATAGATCAGGAGGTCAAACAGACCATCCAAGTTTCGTTTGATACCGAAGATGGAGATTAAATTATTTAAACCATATACCTTACAGAAAGAGTTTATAGATAAGTTTTCAGATACAGAAGACTTGTTTGGTGTTGTTGTAAGTCCGCGTGGAAGTGGTAAAACACTTTTAGGAATTAACCTCATGTTATATTGGCTCTTACAAAAGCCCGGACGTAAAGGTGGGTGGGTATCACCGGTATACTCACAAGCTAAGAGTGTCTATGATACGTTCACACGTTCATCTAAAGAAATCATTACAGCAGGAAATAGAATGGATATGATCATTTCTTTTGTAAACGGATCCACTCTTAAATTTCTTTCTTCTGATTCACCTGACTCCATAAGAGGGTTTAGATTCAGTCATCTTATTTTAGATGAGATGGCGTTTATGAAAGAACTAACTATCACACAGGCTATACTTCCTACATTAAACCCTCAAGGTAAAAAATGTCTTATGATATCAACACCAAAGGGTCGTAACCATTTCTATGATTGGTTTAACAAAGAGGATGTAGTCAAGCAGAGGTTTAAACTCGATCAATGTCCGTATGTAAAACAAGAACTGATAGATCAGGCACGTAAGTCCTTACCCATAGATTTATTTAAACAAGAGTTTGAAGCACAATTTGTAGATGCTGCCAATGACGTCTTTGTAGGAGTGGATAAGGTAGCTAACATAGATGCATATGATGATGTAAGAAACCAGGAAGTGTTTATAGGTATAGATACCGGCCTATCGGATGATGCTTCTGTATTGGTTTGTATCTCTCCTATGGGAAGGGTGGTGTATATAGAATCTATAAGTAACACCGAGATCAATACCGTAGCGACAAAATTTAACAGTGTGTTACAACAATACAGGGTTGTAGGAGGGTATGTGGAGATAAATGGAATAGGAAGAGCTACTTATGACCTTATGAAAGATAGATACAAGAAGGTAAGACCTTTTACAACCACACAAGATAACAAAACAGAGATGGTAAGAAAGCTTATAGCAGACATAGAGTCTTTATCTATAGAATTACCATCAGAGGAACTATGTCCAACCCTACATAGAGAATTTTCATCATACAGCTATAAAATGTCACCTACAGGTAAATTAAGTTTTGGTCATAGACCCGGACATAAGGATGACCATATAGATGCTTTATTGATGGCCAATTATTCAAGGGTTAAATTTATTGAACGTAAACCTGTAAGGGTTGCCGGTGTTAAACCTGTATGGCAGAATTCTTACAATCCTTCGACAGGTCCTAAATAACATTAACATGATATTTATTTTCATATGAAGAAGAATATAACATTTGAATTACCGCCTTACCTCACCATAGGTCAATACCAGGCAATGGCCAGAGGACAGAAGGGTACCAAATTCGAATACCTAACAACAACTGTATCTGCATTAACTAAGTATCCTCTTAAGGAGGTAGAGCAGTGGGATGTTAAGTCAATGAAAAACATCTTTGATAAGTTCAAAGACATTGACGTTAACAATTCACAATTCCACAGCTTAATAGAATGGAATGGTAAGCTACATGGATACAGTCACATTAACTCCCAGACATTGGGAGAGTACGTAGACCTTGAACACTACTGTGAGAACGTAGAGGAGAATCTACACAAGATAGCAGCATTGATGTATAGACCGGTAAACAAACATAAGTTTAAATCTTTAAAGTTTACTCTCGACCATCAGTTAAAGATCCTTAAGAACAAGGTAGCTAACGTGTTTGATTACTATAAGGTTGACAAGTATGATTCGGAATATTGTGATCAAGCATCAGAAGGGTTTAAAGACTTTCCTGCCTTTATCATTTTAGGAGCTATCGCTTTTTTTTTGACTACAGGAAATCTGTATTTAAACAATACGATCTCTTCTCAGGATCAACCCAAGATGAGAGCGATGATACAGACCAACCTACTAACAAGTCTTGGTCAGAGCATTGGTCGTGGTGGGGGATTATCTACACACTCTCAAAATCCGGAATACTTACAATTACAGGAGATACCAGCATTACAGACATAAACTTTATCACCGTGCTAAACTATCTCCAGGTTGATAAAGACTATAACAAGGAAGTGGAACAATTACAAAACCCTTCCATAAAAAGATATTAAATGGAAACAATCATATTTATCGTTTTACTTGTAGGTAGTTTAATCTACAATATGAAACAATACAGAACCATCCAGTCATGTGGATGTCAAAAACAACAACCAAAACCTTCTAAATACAAACAATCATGGAAGGATGGCGGTAAAGCTAAATCTAAATGGTAAAATTATGGCAAAGAAAAAAAACGTGTCTAACAAGGAATTAATCATCGATGATAGTATCATACAGGATGAAGTAGAACCTACGGCAGACACAAGCAAAACAATTAAGACAAACGAAGACTACAACGGTATGAACGTAACGGCTATAAAACATTTCATCGACGGGTATAAACAACACGGATGGGATGATCATAGAATAGCTGCAAGACTGGGAGTACCAACATCGGTCATCACAAAACTTAAGTAATGGAATATAACATCCCATACAGAGATATAATCAATGAGTTTCAAACGGCGTGTAATCTACACAATCAAATAGCGGCATTTGATGCCGGTACTATTGACTTCTTAGATGCATCGTCACAAAACAGATTATATCCTTATATTTTTTTAAGACCTCTTTCTGCCACATTATTGGAAGGAAGCAGAACCTTACAATTTGAATTATATAGTCTTGACCAGCCCAACCTTTATGATGGGCAGAATATAGACGTTATATCCAATACGGAAATATATCTGTATGATTTGATGGCTTATTTTGATTACGGACCAGCCTCAAGATCACAAGTATATAGTGTTGATCTTGTTCAGGCCATTCCCGTTAACGAGGCATTTGCCGACAGACTATATGGGTGGATGGGTACAATAGATGTATCTACACCATTCGCTCTTGACTTCTGTCAATACCCTTCCGGATCTGCATAATGAATAATATCTTAAATAAAGCATTAAGTAGGATAGGTGAGCTGTTAACTTCCGAGTTTAGAGCAACGATAGATCGCGTGACAACTTCACGTGCTGTAGGTAAGCTAAAAAACAGCGTTAAATATAAAGTTGTTAAAACCAGTGAAGGAACAGGTCTTGAAAGATCTATGAATGATTACGGTAACTATGTAGATGCCGGGGTAAGAGGAACAAAATCAAAGTATGCAAAGAACCCACAATCATTCTTTGACATAGGACAATTTAATAAACCAATTATAAGTAAGGCTTCAGGTTTACCTTTTCCTGTAAGAATATCAATTGCACAGAAGGGGTTAAAACCAAAACCTTTTATCAATCCATCTATATCAAATGTAATGGGTGGAGAAGGAATGGATATCTTAGAAGAAGCTTTAGTCAAAGAAGTAATGGTTGATATAAGCAACAACCTTGAAGACATAACTATAGGATAATGGCAATAACAATAATATCACAACCCACAAACGAAAACTGCACCAAAACAAATCTGATATACAACGTGTCAAGTTCAAACGTTACTCAACCTCAGTTCCAATATGTTATGGATGTATATGAGTCTTCAGCAACTGGTTCAGCAGATAGACTGGCAAGAATAAGACAATTTCCTAACCCGTCATCAGAAGCAGTATTTGATCCGGCAAGGATCTTTGATGATAACCTCGAATATGATGTTAACAATTTAACTCAAACAGGACGTACCTTATTAATTGGAACAACCCAAGAAAAAGAATTTGTGTGTAAGTTTGGGGAAGAGTATGGAACATCTCCTTCAAGTAGTGTAACACTTTATCCTGATCTTGCCTCAGGTAATTTAATGCAGGTATGGCCATGTCAGGTTGATCCTAACAATGGAGTAAATTTTGAGAGCTGGGGAGGGTTATTTCCATTTACTGGATCAGGAGCAGCATATATGTCAGATAGACCTGATGATATCTTAGATGGAGTTAATACTTACAGGCATACGGCTTTTATTAACAGAGATGCATCTATTCTTCCATCAAACCTTTATGTTACGGAATCTTATAGTTCCGGGACTACAAATTATTATGAAGCATCTTACGCTCAAGTAATGATTCTTGGAACCAGTCAATTGGTTACCGATAGTAGTGAAGAGTTAACATATACCTTTGATGGTGTACCTTATACAAGAAAGTTTTTTGAAGACTGCAATTACCCAGTCTATAACTTTATGTTTATAAACAGATACGGGGTGTGGGAAAACTTCTCTACAAACAAACCAGCCAGAGTTAATACATCAGTTGGCAGGCAAAATTACGACCAGTCATTTGTTAACTATTCAAGTGATGGAGCATATGATGTTAAAAGAAGAGGATCAACAAACTTCTCAACTACAGTAAATGATGATATCACCATATCTACAGATTGGCTGAGTCAAGAAGGTGCTAACTGGTTACAGCAATTGATTGAATCAGATGAAGTGTATTTAGCTGTATCACCGGACAACAGTAGCTTTAAACCTATAGTAATAACCAATTCATCTTACGTAAGAAATACAGCAAGAAAAGATCAAAAGATTTTTGCTTACGACATTACATTTAAATACGCTAACCAAAGAAGAGGAAGATAATGAACGATGTTATCCTTAGAGTTGTCTATGATGGAGTAACTTATGATCTTGACATAGATCAGAATATACCCCTACGTGTAGACATATCTAAGGTTGATAACGCAAGAATAGGATCTCTTTATGGTGTAGGTTCTCAAAAATTTGACTTACCGGGATCTAAAAAAAACGATAGATTTTTTAAACACGCATACAACGTCGGAGCCGATGACATTCCTGGTTTTTATAATACCGTAGATGCTTATGTTATCGCCAATGGAGAGACACTCTTACAAGGAGAGTTACAATTAGATGAAGTGGTAACCGATGAGTTTGGTTATGTAAACTATAAGGTTGAAGTATTTGATACATCCATACAGTTTTTATCTGCATTGGATGGACTGAATATAAAAGATGCTGATTGGTCATCTTATGATCATACCTTAAATAAAAATTCAATGCCCAATAGTTGGAATAATACACTATTGGCAGCACCTTATAGTTCATCTATATTTTACCCTATAGTTGATTATGGGTTTAATGACCCAGAACAAGCTAACACAGCTTTTCCAAGAGTGCAGATGGAGAACATAAGTGCCTCTGCTACTCCTTTGAATTTAGCACAAATGTTACCTGCCGTAAGTTTAAAAGACACTTTAGATGTTATCTTTGACCAGGTAGGGTTTAACTATACCGGTAGTTTTCAACATACAGAAGATTTTGGTAAAATATATATACTTCCTAAACCTAAAGATGATCTTGGAGTAGGTTCTGGTACACAGAATACATTTGATGCTCAAGTAAACATAAATCAGATACTAACCATTATATCTGGTTCTAACTATATAGTACCTATACAGAATAATTTAGAGATATCTGATCCAGGAAATAACTATAACACAGGAACATACAGATATACAGCACCTGCAAATGGTGATTATAGTTTTTCAGCTACATTAAGAACAAACAATCCATGTATTGGAGCTTCTGATCCTAACTTTGCTGTAAGGATGTACGTTCATATTTACGATGTAACTAACGCAACCAATGTTGGAAGTGGCTTTATAGAGTATGATGCTACTGATGGATCACTTCAAGATATTTCTACTTCTGCTACCCTAACAGGTGTAACAGCAGGTACGGTTTACGAAACAAGAGTTGAGTGGGATATTATAGCGGGTACGGGTAACTCAACTACCCCTGTTATTATTGGAGGAGGTTCAACTGCGTTTGGTTCTGATAATGCTCCTGTTACCTTTGATGGTGTTACAGTTGATATGTCTCAGCAATGGGAACCGTTAACTAAAACTTTAGATGTTTTAAAAGGTATCATAGATCAATTCAATCTTGTGATTGTTCCTGTTGAAGGTTCAACAAATACTCTTGAGATACATTCTTTTGATGATTGGATGAGACAAGGAGAGCTTAAAGATTGGACTCAAATATATAATACAGCCAAAAGAAAAGCTATATCACAACCTGTAGGTGAACAACCAAAGAAGCTTTTATTTCAAAACGTTGAAGATGAAGATAGATTAAGTAAGCTTGCTTTAGATTCTGATCCTAACTATCAATACGGAACACTGGAGGTTATAGCAGAGAATAACAGATCACAAGGAGAAGATAACGTAGGAAGTTATTTTGGTCCAACAGTCTTAGCTTCACAAACTACTGGTTCAAGTTTAAGCTTTGACACAGGTAATCCGTTCATTATACCTCATCTATATAAGTTTGAAAACTCAGAACAACAATCATATAAGTTTAAACCAAGGATAGGTTTTAAGGCTCAGAACAGTCTTACAGACAACATATTTGTAGGAGAGCCAGGAGATACAAGACAGATATCACAAAGTTATTTTACGTTATCTAACCTTGAACAATTACCAAGCACACCTACGGGTTCAAACTTACATTTTAACACAACCTATACACCTTATATTCCTTCTACCTACAATCAGTCAGGTAGTTTTTCTAACTTTGATAAGTATTGGAAGACATACATCGATTCTTTATATTGGGATGATGCAAGGAAGGTAACTTTAGATGTTAAGTTTAACCAAGATGATTATAGGTCAATAAAACTTAACGATAGAATCTTTATCAAAGATCAACAATATCGTATCAACAAGATAAAAGGATTTAACTTAACATCATCCGATTTAACAACGGTTGAACTGTTAAAACTTTATCCTGCTTATGTTGGTTCAATAACACCGGTGATAACTCCTACACCTACAGGATTAACACCTACACCTACACCTACAGCTACGGCTACACCAACACCAACAGCAACACCTACACCAACTCCAACTCCTACAGCGAGTCCAACACCGACTCCAACACCAACACCTGGGCCTACGCCTACAGCGACACCAGTACCACCAACGCCAACGCCTACACCAACGCC